TGTTTCATACGCATACCTGTACGGATTGCTTACGCCACTCATAATCTCTTGCTCCTTGATTTCATGGTTGCCCACATGTCGTTAAGTGTTACCGTGTTTTCTGGTCCGACCATCAACGGCTTGACCACATCTGGCGCCCTGACGGTCGGCTCTGCACGCCACGCGATGGCCAGCATCCGCATAGCGTCGGCCGGATGCGAGCACCAGTCATGCCGCGGCGCCTCCCGGAATGCCTTTTTATCCTCGTCGTATTCTTTTTGGTATTGGCGCAGCGCCTCGATGCCTTCGTCGCACCGTTCAGCGTCAAACCATGTCTGCCGCAGCATTACGCGCACCGCCTGGATGCCGTCCTGCACGCTCAAACTTGGCACAATCGCCATGTTGTTGATGCCCAAGTGGTCAGCCAGCTGCTCAATGGTCGACCTACTTGACGCTAGCGTTCTGGCTTTGGCATCGTGCGGCAAGTAGTGTTTGCCGTAGCGGTAAGGCTTGCCTGTGATCACAGCGGCCAGATCTGAAATTTCGGCGCCGGACACCGCAAAATAGTCAATTACGTGGATTTCGTTTCTGATGACCTGATACCACCAAACCGCGGTGTCGTCCCGCTTGCCGAGATCCCACGCCGTATGCACCGGCACCTCTGGCTGGTAGTCGACCCGGCAGATCCTGCCAGCCTCTGTCGCCTCGCGCATCTCTGTGCCGTAAAACGCCCCTAAGATACTCGCTTCGAATGAAATCTCGTATTCCTGATCGTACTGATCTTTCGAGAGCTGCGCCTTTGCCGCCGCCAGCTCGCCATCCGGCAGCAGCCCCGACTTGCTGGCCGGCAGCTGCAACAGGAACCAGTCGTCCTGCAGCCGTTCGGCAGTCTGCTTGATTTCCCAAAACTGATTCTTGCCCTTCGGCGTGCCACCAAACACGGCCCAGCCCTGCCGGTCGGAGAGCGCCGGCCGGATGACGTTGCCCCAAACAGACGGTTTGAAGTCGCCGTATTCATCCATGAAGATACCGTCAAAGCCAAGCCCGCGCATCGAATCAGCGTTGTCGGCGCCAAACAGCCGCACCTTCGAGCCGTTTATTAGATCCACGGTCAACTCTGACTCATTGGTACTGGCAGCGGAAGTAGCTGAGAAGTGCTTAAGGTAATCCCACGCCACGCTTTTAGCCTGGGACCGGAACGGCGCGATGTAAGCGAATTGCGGCATCGGGCTCCTGCTGGTAACCGCCGCCCGAATCAGGTCGTTGATAGCCGCCACGGTCTTGCCAGCGCGCCGGTGAGCCACCAGGCACGACCACCGCTTAGTGCGCCTGTGGAACGGCAGGAAGGCTGCCCGCGGCTTGTAAGGTATAACGTGAAGCGTCACTCAAGCCACCGGAAGGTGTGCTCTTGGGGGCCGCCATCTGGCCCTGAGTTCTCATGCCTTTGGGTTTCAGCCCAACGCATCTGTGCCTTAGTCCACCAAATCATCGCCGTAGTGTCCTGGCCGACCGTCGCTTTGTTGAATAGCGTCTTGGCCACCGCCGCGCTTGCCTGCGCCTTGCCCAGTCCTAGCTCGAGGTCGTAGTGCTTTCTGAGCGTTTCAGGAGCAATCCCAATCAGCGCGGCGATCTGATCCTGAGGCAAGCCGAGCCCGCTGGCACTCTGCGCCTGTTGCCTTGTTTTATCTGTTGGTCTATGAGGTTTGATAAATGACATTCTTTTTAAGGAGGCGAAATCACGCTGCTTTCTTCAATGAAATGAACGGCTTACCATCTGATTCCAACGTTGCTGTCTGTCCTGTGAATTCCTGCCAGCGTTGGACGATTACGTCGCAGTATTTGGGGTCTAGTTCCATGCTGCGGTTGATACGGCCTGTTTTCTCGCAAGCGATCAGGGTGGAGCCGGAGCCGCCGAATAGGTCGAGGACAATGCAATTGGCAACGCTGCTGTTTTCAATAGCCCTTTGACACAATTCAACGGGCTTCATTGTTGGGTGAGTCTTGGCGTCTTTTGTCCTATCACAGTTCCAAAGCGTTGTTTGCTTCCTGTCTTTTACTCTAACTCGACCGCTACCTTCCTTCCATCCATAAAGACAAGGTTCATTTTGCGAATGATAATCACCTTGCGACATGGTTAAGGTTGGTTTTATCCATTGAATAGTAGATGGACGGGCTTGATTAAAGCCAGCAGATCGAAAAGCGCTAATAAACTCCAAAGCTGTTATGTCGGCGTGCCACACATAAACATTGCTTCCGGGGTGAAGAACAGAATAAGCGCAAACCAAAGCGTCATGCAAAAACTCTTGCAGCTTCGCATCTTTTAAATGATCGTTTTGAACCCCCTCGTAATCCACCCCATAAGGTGGGTCGGTGTGCAGCATATTAGCTTGTTGCCCATCCATGAGCTTCTCAACCGCATCAATGCTGGTCGAGTCCCCGCACATCACCCGATGCTTGCCAAGCAGCCAAACATCCCCCAGGACGGTCACAGGCGCTTCCGGCACCTCCGGCACCGCATCCTCGTCTGTCAGCCCTTCCGTTCCTGTTGGAGCCAGCAGCGCCTCAATCTCGTCGGTGCTAAAGCCGGTCAGGTCGAGGTCGAAGCCCATGTCCTTCAGGTCGGTCAGTTCCACCGCCAGCATCTCGTCATCCCAACCCGCATTTAAGGCCAGTTTGTTATCCGCGATAACGTAGGCTTTCTTCTGCGCTTCGGTCAGATGGGTGAGCCGGATACTAGGAACGTCAGCAATCGCCAACTTTCGCGCCGCCATCACCCTGCCGTGGCCTGCAATAATGCTCCCCGTCTCGTCAATCAGAACGGGATTAGTAAAGCCGAATTCCTTGATGCTGGCCGCGATCTGCGCAACCTGGGCGTCAGAGTGCGTCCGGCTGTTCCGCGCATACGGGATGAGCTTGTCGAGCTTTACCTGCTCAATATTCATATCACCTCAAGACAACCGCGGTCTAGGGGAGAGCGCCCGCATCGCTCAGACCGCGGTCAAGCGGGTTGCGCACTCGGAGGAGATATACGCACGAACATCTTATCCCTCAATAATTCTGCGCGCAAGCGCAAAAATCAGGATAAATCGACAATACGCTGGATATACCGGCCTTTCGCATTCTTGCGCCAGCCATGCACCTCAACCCGAATTCCCGCCTCGCGCACCCTGCCCAGCGTTTCAGATGCAGTCACCTTTGCAACACGGTTTGCAACGCCCTCGCTGGTGACCTGGACCGCGAGCACCTCGCCGCGTTTAATCGCCAGCAGGTCAGCCCAGCCCCACAGATCCTTTCGCGTTCGAGTAAATGAATTCCATTTCTCAACCACCTCGACCAGGTAACCGAGATCGCGGAGAGCTGCCAGGCTGCGCTGCGTTGGTGTCATCTTTGACGTTCATTAAGCATTTCGTCTGCAATCAAATAAGCAATGCTAGCGGCAATTTTTGCGGCCACATCTCCCGATGTGTTTATGTCTAACGAATTCCAACAAGCAGAAATAACTTGACCTGCAAAATAATCGCGCATGTCCATTTTGTCCATTTTCAAATGTGGATTAATTAATTTGTTTAAAGTATTCATTTTTTTCTCCATTTGCTGGGTTGGTGTCATTCCACCCACTCCACATCTTCCATACTTGAAAAATCTCCGCAAAACTCGGAATTAGCTGTTATTGGAAATATTGAAGCAATTGCAACAGAAGAATAAATTACGTCTCCGTTTGAATCTTCTTTTACAAGATGATGCACAACCACCGGCGGGTTTTTGTGACAATACCCACTGCCGGGCGCAACTGATTCAAAATGCGCACAATCCCTGCAATAACCTAATTTATTTTTCATCATTTTCTCCAATCATAAATAAATCGGCACGCCGATTAAATTCCTATGCCGAATAGCTGTGCCGATTAAAATCCTATGCCGAATCATTTATCAGCCCCTGAGTTTGTTTCAGTAAACTTTTTTCCGTTCCGTAGCGTTTCTCAAACTCCCGCACCCACGGATGCCGACTGCAAAACTCTACAGTCTTGACCCCGCTAGCATGGTGGCTGTAGCAGAGCCCAATCGTTTGCAAATGTCCCATTCTCTGCCCGCCCGACAGCAGATGATGCACGCAACACGGCACAAAACCATACCCCTCGTTCTTGCAAACGATGCAGCCCAGCTCGGCCACGGCAGCCATCCAACCCTTTTCAGCTTTGGTCATACCGAGCCGGCGCCGGGACTTTAATACCGGCATGGTGCGAAGCAGCATTCAGCCAGTCTAGCCATTCCGAAAACCGTTTTTTACCGTAACGGCTTGTCCTGCGACCCAGCATCACGATCCCGCCCTCGAGCCCCGGCGCCAGCCTGGGACTGGTGTCCCCCTCAAACGCCGCGGTCAGGATATCCTTCCATTCCTCACTAGAAAGCGATTGCAGCGATCCATTGACCGGCCATTGGCGTTGCCCTGCCCACGCCTCCAAAATCGGCCATTGAGCCGCATTTGCAGCCGTGGAGCGCCTTTCTTCGCAGACCGGGCAAATCATTTTTTAATTTCTTTTGTAAAAAGCATTAAATCTCCTAATGCTGTTGCTGCTACTCCCTCTTTTTGTAATTGCGCTCTGGCCTTCATTTCGACAGCAAGATTGCTTGTAATTTGATTTGCACACCCTATTACTCCGCGCAAAGCATCCCCGGACAAATTTCCATCTTTAGCTAACATTAAACATGTTGCTAGTTCTTTTCGCAGATCTCCAGATGTTTTCATCTTGAACCTCTTTTAATATTAATAAAAATTCAATCATTATTTTTGCGTCTGATTTTTTGCTGTTGGCAACTTTGTAAACTTTTTTGTAGTGACTTTCAAAAGGAAACGCAGGCGGCATACCTCTAACAATTCCGACATATTCAATGCCACCTTGCATAACAGCTTTATATGCGCTCGCGTTGGTTACCCAATTTCTTATAATTTTTTCGCAGTCTTTACCGCTTATCCATCTATCCCTACTTAGTCTATTCAAAGCTAATCTAGCCCTGAGTGATATTGGATCACGCCTCATTTCGCGTTACCCCCTTCGCTGACCAGCCGCCGAATTCTAAAAAATCCAGCGTAGTCGGGATATTCGTCCTCAAATTTCCGGGCGTAGTGGGCGCAATAATTGTTGTTCAGCTTAAATTCCTGCCCGGTAGTCTCGACTTGGACGTGCCAGCGGATCCGTTCAAATACCGCCGCGGCTCCGTAATGCTTAAAATCCTTTTGAATAATCATCAAAACGTATTTTTCAAACAACTGCCAGACATGGTAGTTTTGCAAGTGAAATTGTTCGAAGTCGTTGTAAATCTGCTCTGCTCTAGTCATAAATCCTCCGATTTAAACTGCGATGCTGTTTCCCAAAATAACCCCTGCCGCCCGGCAGTCCCGCAAAAAGTTCGCCGCCTGCGAGTCTTTGCCGAAATGATTGGCTTGTAAAATTATGAAGTCGACCTGCTGCTGGTTCCTGACCCTGTCCGGTGTCCACCATTGCCCAACGGTTTTCGTTTTGGCTTTTATCAGGCTTTCCAGCTTCTCGGCCTGCTCCGGGCTTGGCTGAGTCTTGACCGGTGGCGGCAGGGATAGGTAGGGGACAGGCTGGCTTTCCAACAACGCCTTAAACTGCCCAAAGGTCGGTGGCCAATCTGGAAATTCTGTTGGCAGTCTAGCAAGCGCCGCTTTCATGCTGTCAACATCGCATTCCAATGCTGACCACGTTTCGACCCAGCTATCCATTTCGCTCTCGTCTTTAAAGACGCTTGTAAACTTTTGTGCGTACTGGTTTTTGAATAATTGCGACAGTCGTACAGTCCATTTCCTGTTCATAGTGCCCCCTCAGAATCCCAGTTCCAGCGGTTTTACAATCAACAATCTTTCCTCGGTTTCAATCTTTTCGAGCAGTCTGCGGTTCGCCGCCGTAAAGTTCAGCGGATCGGCCTTGTCCTTTACCCATTCCGCTTTAAATCCCGTCCAGCCCCTGGCGCAGCACTCGATCAAAGCCGCTTCCAACGAGATACCAGCCTTGCCAGCTTCCTTGTCAATCCTGCTGAGAGCCGAGCTCGTCAGCGGAGCTTTCTTTGCCCGGCGCAGGGTTTGGAAGTCATACCAAACCTGCTCAGATACCGTTTCGGGACGATTACAGTCGCGTTTAGCGACTATAGTTTTTGATGTACTGGTTAATGTTTTATGGTTATTGGTTATTGGTTGTTGGTTATTGGTTAGTTGAACGTCCGTTGAACGCCCGTTGCGCCTTACCTCTGCTGATGCCTTGCCAGCCCTTGATGCTTGGTCAAGTTTTGACGCGTAATGCGTTATTTCGCGGTCGGCTCTTTTGTTGATCCAATCGTCCTCTTTATTGGTAAAAAACGATTTCAGGACAAAAGCAACCTCGGCCTGATAATCCTTCATGCCAATCTGCCGCGCAACGTCCGTTATACATCCGTTCAACGGGCGTTCATGCAGATAGTATTCATCCAGCAGCTTGCGATATGCCAAATCTTCCAGCAGGGATAGGTTTCTTGTGTGGCTGGCGTAATCGCCAATATTGAACTGGTAATAGTGCACAACAATCTCCTTCGGTGCTGGCCTATCCGGTGAGATGTTCCGGGAAGTCGGCACCCTTGACGGGTTTGAAACGGTCAGATAGACCAGCCCGAAAAAGACTGTTTTCTCTGACTTCCTATGCGCCTCTCACAACGCATTAAAATCATATTACCTGCCCTCTTTTATTGCAAGCATTTCATTCCGAAGCTCGACCGCGGCATCCACGCCCCGTTTTTGCCTGACTTTTTCTAGGTATTCTTTGCGATCCCGGCGCTTCAACGCCATCCTGGCCTCGCATTCCAGGCGCCACGCCTCGCAGCTCGAGCAGACTACCCGGCCATCGCGGAGCGTGACTGGCGCTGTTTCGATGTAAAGGCAGCCCAAACACTCAGGCATACAGTGATTGGTCTATTTTCATTTCGCCCTTTGTAATGCTAAAAATGCGCCAGGCGTTGACCTCCGGAATGATTGTTTTCCACGCGGTAACCGCCTGCGTGCTTAGTTTTAGCGCCTCGGCAACCGCCCGAACGCCCCCATAATACGCAATTACGTCTGATTTAAGCATGTCTAACCCTTTGATTTGATTGCATTATAAAATACTTGTAAAATGATGTTGCAAAGTGTCGCGGAAGTCATTATTATCCTTTCCATACCAGATTGCAAACAAAATCTGGCAAACCACCGGAGAAACAAAATGTCATTTGATAACAGCACATTTAGAAAGCTTGTTAAAAAGTATGGCGGTTGGATTGAGTCAGGCGCAGCACGATTCCCCAGCGTGCATCAGAAAGATCAGTTTTTGAAAGCAATAGCGTTGCCAAAAATAAAACAAAAATAGTTTGATTCCCCTGACCCTGCCAACGCGGGGTTTTTGGAATACGCAGCCGGAGCGAGTCCGGCAACAAAACGGAGCTAGAAATGAAAATTAGAATCGTAGAAGCCAACCGCACCAAAATCCACGCGCTGTTGCAAGAAATCAACGGCAAGTCGGTGTCACACACCGCTAGCCAACAAAACATTTTCGATCTCGCCGAGATGATGGAATTGCGGCTCAACAAATTCGGCATCGCAAAAAAAGACCGCAAAGGCGCAATCGCTTCCGGCATGTCTGGCGGGGACGTTCCAAACGCTTATAAATACAGCAGGATCGTAACCAGCTACGACATCGAGCGCGGCGCGTCAGATTGGTTTTTGATTGTAGCGAAAAAAGATGAAACGTACGGCAACGCGGCAAAACCGCGCTTGATCCTGACTGTTGTCCAGCGCGACATCGCGGTTCACAAATTTACCTCGCAGTTTTCGGTGCAAAAAGCTGTCGAACTGGCGGTGGCAGCATGAGCGCCGAACGCTGCATGTGCGGAGCCACAGACTGCCCGGTTTGCGGTCCATTGCAAGGCTACTCAATCAGCCGCCAGCCCAATGCTCACGACCGCGAGATGGCGCTGGAAAACGTAGTGGAAACCGTAATGGACTACGGCATGTGGCCGCAGCCGGTAAAAGGCAAATTCAAGAAATCGGAGTTTGACCTTTACGACTTTTTGCTAGAAGAACGCGACCCTTCCTATTTTCTCGAAATGTATATTGGTTGCATCACCGGCAACGAGATATCAGACCGAATCCGGCGCGAGCAGGCAACAATTAAAGAAATGCTGGAAAAGCATTTTCTGGACTCGGATATCGTAAATGATCTCGCAGCAGAATACGCGAGCGAAGCATGAGCTTTTTAGAGGTAGTCGGCGCTGGCGTTTGCGGAGTTGCAACGCTGGCGGCAAGTTGGGTATTTGTTGTTTTGTTGTTCTCAATTTAATCGGAGGAATTATGAACAAATCAGAATCAATTGCAGGACTGGCGGCAGCATTGGCAAAAGCGCAGGGACAGATGAAAGGCGCGGTCAAGGATAGCGCTAACCCGTTTTTCAAATCCAAATACGCCGACCTGGCGTCGGTGGTCGAAGCCATCCGGGTTGCGTTTGCCAGCAACGGCCTGTCCTACATCCAGACCGTTGAGCCCAGCGACAAAGACGAGGTGCGCGTCGAAACCACAATCCTGCACTCGTCCGGAGAATGGATCTCCTGCGGTGTCCTGTCCCTGCCGGTTTCAAAATCAGACGCGCAAGGCTACGGCTCGGCATTGACCTACGCCCGGCGCTACAGTCTGAGCGCAGCCACCGGAGTCGCCCCGGAGGATGATGATGGTAACGCAGCCAGCAGCGCGAAGCCCAAAAAGGTGATGGACTGCCGGGCTCACCTTGCTGCACTGGATGCTGCGCCCACGCTGGATGATCTGCAGGTTGCCTTCAAAACCGCCTACAAAGACGCACAAGGGCAAAATGACACGGTAGCCATGGCTATCCTCACCGGCGCAAAGAACAACCGCAAAACCGCGCTGGGCATTCATCCGACCATTTATAACAAAGGCCCAGCATGAAAGTCATTGATGCGGTCCAGGGGAGCCCGGAGTGGCTGGCAAGTCGTGCCGGCCGAGTCACGGCCAGCATGATTTCCAACGTCCTGATGAAGCCCGAAACCGCAGGCTTTCGGGATTACCAGGCGCAGCTCGTCGCGGAGATTTTAACCGGCAAGCCGCAGGGCTCGGATTACACGAATGCGGCAATGCAGTTTGGAACGGAGACA